GGAAATCACCTGTCATTAGATTATTTGTTGCCACGTCTCCGTAGTAACATTCCTTCAGTTCACTATCGATAATCAAATACTCTGATTGAAGGTTGAGCACGATAGGTTTGCCGTTAATCGTTAGTGTCCTCGTACCACTGCCATAGACCTTGATTCGTGGCAGTGAAAAGACGTTACCACTATTCGTTACCGTTCCAGATGAGGTTCGATTGATGAGCGGAACGCCTACTTTATAACGAAATGGCAAGCAGGTAATTTCAAGCTCAAACTCCCACATGGTCGATAGCACTTGCGTTAACCCACTCGCCTGAATGGTTTTCATTTTATAAAAGACTGACGGATCGTTTGAAAAGCTAATGGTCTTGGCGTTTAGGATTTGTGGAGAGATATTTCGCCAGACCGTCCACACATCCTTTGCCCAGATGACGGCTTTCAGATTAAACGTCATATCCTTCCAACCCTTGAGTAAGGTCAAATCTCCTTCTCGTCCATCCACCTCAATGTTTTCAATCACTCGTTCACTTGTTGGAATCACAGGAACTTGTGTGATGCGAAGTCCAAGGTCAGTCCGTGAGTTGATTGTTCCATCTAAAATAAACGCATTCAAGCTACCACCTCCTTTTGGGCATAAAAAAAGACCGCAAAGCGATCTTTGGTTATTATTATGAAGCACATTTAAACATACTTCTTCAAATCATGATGCTTATTAGCAAGCTTTTTACGATATTCGTTTGTAGCTAGAATCAAGCCTCTAACATTTTCTCTTTCGTCATTGGCAAGTTGTTTCTCAAATTTGATTGATTCTTTAAACAGTCGTTCTAACTCATGACCTAGTTTATTCTGATTGGCAATGTGGAACGCACCTCCACCAACTATAACGATAGGCGCAGCCACTACAGCAGCAATACTTGCGATTCCTCCAACTGCTCCGGCAACTCCAAATCCAGCAAGCGCCGCCATAATCTCCGCTCCGCTCATTCCGGCAAATGCGGCAAACACAAACCCTACTCCAACAGCACCAGCACCCAAACCGCTAATTGCTCCTGCTAATTCCGGTGGGAATCCTTCTGAAAACGTGATTTTGTCACGATTTTCTGTCAGAAATGCCTCCTCTGATACAAGCAATTTAAATTCATCAACTTCTTTTTTGTCAATTGGAGTAATATGCCCCATGACATTATCAATAATATTCCCCATAATAACTCTCCGTTTCCGATTTCATGTATTTAAATTATACATCAAAATAAAAAATGGCGCTTTTACCCCTTAATTAGTAGGCATAATTTCTACGTTTCAAAACAGCTAAGCTCTTATCAATTTCAGGAGCTAAGCGACCAACAAGCGTTCCATCATCAAGGGTAATCTTGATATCCATTGCTTTGAGGAGTGCTGGGAACATCTCAGTCGTAATATTGGTAAGTGCGTCCACCTTCGCTCCTAAATCAAGCATGGAGAAGGTGCTATCAATTGCTGTATGGATACCTGTATCAATATCAAATTTTGGCATATCAAGCTTCGTTGGAATGGCATCTTGCATGGTTTTCGCCACACCCGTCATTTCCTTATCGAAACCAACGCCAATCCCTAGCGCCATGTTCTTCCCGATTTCATCTCGGAACAAAGTTGATGGTGAGTGAATACCAAAGAAATCCTTGATACTGTTTACCACGCCACCGAAGAACCCTGAGATTTTACTTCTAAGCCAACCCGCTGCATCAGCGATACCATTCCACATGCCTTTGATGAGGTTGAGACCAATATTTCCCATTGTGGAGATGTACTCCCCAAAGGCATTCACGAGTCCTGTGATAATTTGAGGGACTGCCTTCACAACTGCCGAGATAATGGCCGGCAAGTTCTGAACCAACGCTACTAATAGTTGCACTCCGGCAAGGATAATCTTGTCGATATTCCCAACCAAGGTGCTTGTAATGGCATTGATAATCTGAGGCAGAGCGTTCGCAATGGTCGTGATGATTTGTGGTAAAGCACCAATTAAAGCAACTAAGAGTTGAATACCTGCATCAATCAGCTGAGGAATTGCCCCAATCACCGCATTCAAAATGTTTTGAATAATCACCGGAATGGCTGCCACAATCGCATTGATGATATCAGGTAATGCCGATACCAACGAGGTCAATAGTTGAATACCTGTCTGGATGATGATGGGGATAGAACTGATAATGAAGTTCACGATTCCCGTAATAATCTGTGGCAAAGCACCAATCAAAATCGGTAAAGCCGTAATCAACCCTTGAGCCAGTCCCATGATTAGTTGGAGAGCCGCATCAAGGAGTAACGGCAAGTTCTCAATCAAACCATTCACAATGGTGATAATGGCTTGAATGGTAATCGGGATAAGCTCAGGTAAAGCCTCCCCGATACCTTGAATGAGTGTCGTTACTAACTGAAAGGCGGCATTAATAAGGAGTGGCAGATTCTCAATCAATGTTTGCACAATCGTTAAGACGGCTTGAACCACCACGGGAATCAAGGTCGGTAGTAGGCCTAAAATCGTCTGCAAAACTTGAGAAAACAATGAGGTCACTGCCTCGAGCAAGGTTGGCAATAACTGACCAATTGCCCCGATGACCGCATCAATCATCGCAGGCAAGGCGGAGACGATATTTTCAATGACAGGAATGATGTTCTTGAGCACATTTTGGAATGACTCGACCACATTTCCAATGAGTGAGCCAATATCTGCATTAGCATTTCCGAGTCCTGCCATGAGGTTAGAAATTGCCGACTGCATGCCATCAATCGAACCGCTGATGGTTTCTGTCGCCTCTTTGGCAGTCGTTCCTGTGATGCCAATTTCAGTTTGGATGACATGAATCGCTTCGGTCACATCCGCAAAGTTAGAAAGGTCATACTTCTTGCCTGTGATTTTCTCTGCGTCAGCAAGCAGTCGTTCCATCTCACCTTTTGTCCCGCCATAACCTAATTTCAAGTTGTCGAGCATAGTGTAGTTCTGCTTAGCAAAACCTTGATACGCATTTTGGATGTCAGACATATTCGATCCCATTTTGTTGGCATTATCGCTCATGTCGGTGATGGCTTGGTCAGCGACACCAGCAGCTTTTGCCGTATCTCCGTTGAGTGACTGGATCAAGCTTGCAGAGAAACCTGTGACAGTTTCCATGTACTCGTTGGCGGACATCCCTGCAGTCTTGAAGGCATTATCCGCTGATTTCTGAACTGTCTTTGATGCATCACCAAAAAGGGTATCAACCCCGCCGACTAATTGTTCATAGTCGGCATAAGCTGATACCACTTGTTTGCCTAATTCAATTGCGGCAGCACCGGCTGCAAGAGCCACGGCTCCCATGGCTGCACCAATGCCTTTAAGAACGCCACCGAATTTCTCGAACTTGCCTCCAGACTTCTCAGCCTCATCACCTGTATCCTTGAGTTCATTGCCAAGGTTATCCGTTTCTTTGGTGACGTCCACCTCTTCTTGCCCCATGGAGTCGAGTGCCTTCTCATTGGTCGCAAGTTCACGCTCCATGCCATTAAGCTGAGCCTTGGCGTTGTTGAGTTGGATTGCCCAGTTCTGGGTTCGTTTATCGTTTTCGCCAAAGCTGTCTGAGGCGTTTTTAAGGGCACTTTCAAGTGTCGTGATTTTCTCTTTCTGAGCATCAATCGACTTATTGAGGACTGCATTTCGAGCAGAAACCGCCTGAATGCTTTTGTCATTCTTATCGAACTCAGAGGATACCAACTTCATCTCTGAGCCGAGCACCTTGAAGGATTGGTTGATTTCACGAAGAGAGTTCTTAAACTCCTTCTCCCCCTCAACTCCAATCTTTAAGCCAAAGTTATCTGCCATTAAACCTCACCCCCTTCCTGTTTTAAGCATGAAAAAAGACCGCCTACGCAGTCTTAATCGACATGTTTTATTTTTTGTAGAAAATTCTTTTTAGCTCAGATTTTTCTATTTTTTGTAGTCTTTTTTCCCCATGGAAATTTGGATGTTTAGGGGATCCATCAGATGTTGCTCCAAACCAAAAACATTTTTCAAAGTTATTTTCAAAAAGTTGATATAACTCATCTCTATAGTCACTAAATTTTTCCCATGGAATACCTGCTCCCCAATCGAGTAAAACATAGTCAGCTTTTTCAACTTCCGCTTTTATAGTTTCATAGTTATTGAATCCAATCAATCTATCTAATTCAGTTCTATCGACAGCATTCCGAATTTCATAATCTAATTGCTTGGATTGAATTGTTCGTTTGGAAAAAATATCTACCTGAATTAATTCTTTGAAAGATTTATATCCGAATAAGTCAGAAAAACGATACAGTGCGGTTCTTCTAGTTGGCTCCAACTTAGTAACATTTTGAGAATTCGCATTATTTATACGATTTTCTTCCTCGCTTATCGGTTTATTGCCTCTTGGATTCATTGCAATTGCTACAATTACTTTTCCGGTATCATTCAAATGAACAATCGAATACACAAGCGTATCAAGTGAAGTTTCTTCAACTAAATGAATGCCGTACTTAGTTTCTCTATGTTCCTGAAAAAGTTTGTAATCCATAGCATAGCCTCCTCAGAATCTCTTCAATAACATATATAAATTATAACACTTGGAATATTTTAAACACAAACTATCAATTAAATCCCACTTGGAATCACATCATCAATGAACATCTCAACCTTTGGCTTGCTGATGCCCGCGAACTGCTTATGGCATTCCCATAAATCAAGAAACAGTCCAAGTGGGCAAAACCAAAAATCATCTGGTGTCATGCCCATTTGCACTGTTCCGTAATAGTAAAGGCGAGTAAATGTTTCAACGTCACTTACTCGCCTGCTTTGTTTTTTGTTTCAATCTCACTCTCAATGTTCCGAGCAGTTCCCTTGAACATTGCTTCGGTGATTGCTGATTTGTATTCAGCTAGTTCCAGTGGCGAGGTCAATAGCTCCACATACTCAGTCGTGAGTTCGTCTTTCTTGTCATCCTTGTTTTTCAAGTTATGAATCTTGATGGACTGATTGGCCAACAAAGTAATCAGCCAGATGATTTCATCAAGGGCTAGTTCAAAGTTCTCGCTCTTAAGCAATTTCTCACCCAAGTTCTCAAGCCCACCGTAGTGAGCAGCGATTTCTTTAGTCGCCTTGGTTGTTAAAATCAACTCGTATTCATCTCCACCAAGCGTTATCTTGGCACTTCGTTCTTCTGTCATGGTATCCTCCTAGCCTTCCGTAAATTCAGGTTCATAGACACTCGCGTACCAACCACTGATGGTAGCTGCATCGACCCCAGTATCATTTTCATCCACTTCCGCTTTCCACGGGTGTTTGCCTTGTCCGTCAAGTTTATTTCGGCGCATCACCGTTCCCTCAATCGTTGGGCTTGAGAAGGTAATGTCGTCACCCTTAGTCGCAAGACTGGTGCTTGGTACAGCAAATTTTACGCGGTAAAGCCACAGGTATTTATATTTCCCGTTGGACTTACGCGCACGGAAACCAATCGCAACCGGCGTACCTCCATCCTCAGTCGTTGAAATCAAGACACCGTTATCGTCAACAGTTGCCCCAACAAGCACGGCTGCAACACTTCGCCCAATGTCATCAACACCAAGTGTCAATTTCCCATTCTTAAATTCTTTGACCACCTCTGATGCACCGTCATCCGCAAACAATGTCGCCTCGGCTAATTCAACTGACAGCTCAGCTGAGATTGCCTTCGCAAGTTTCACGGGTGTTCCATATGTTTCTTCACCAGTGGTTGCCGACTCTGTAATCGGTGCATAAAATAATTGATCCAATCCAATCGTAGCCATCTTATCCCTCCATTTCATAATGCTTGGCGACATCTATCGCCACATGATAATATTTCGTGTCTTTCTCAAAACCGACAAAGAGCCGATCCGTGATCGTAAAGTCTGCTCCAAGTAAGGCTTGAATTATTTGTTTCTTCATTTCCAGATAGTTCCCACGGACAAAAAGTGAAATGCGAACCTCACAAATATCAACCGTAGGCAAGTTGTCTCCGTAGACTTCAAAACGATCGGAAAGTGGTGTGAGCACTGAATAAACGTCAGGAGCCGGACCACTGAATTCACCCGTTTCAACTGGAATGTCGAGGTTCATAAGTAAAGTGTTTAATTCTTCTAAAATCAAATGCTCTCCACCTCACTTTCGAGTTTCGCCTTCATAGTTTCAATGCAAGATTTCCTTGATTGCGACTTAGCAGGTTTCAAGAAAGGTTTAGGTGCTTGACCGTGACGACCGTATTCAAGGATATTCGCAATCTTGGCATTGGAATCACCGTCAGACCGTGGTTCGTCAAAACCAACTTTGATATTCCAGTTCCCGTCCTTATCTTGACGGGCTTGTGATGTACCAAGCGCTCGTTCGAGTTCTCCAGTTGACTGACTTTCAAGCTTGGTATTTGCACCAACAACTGCTGAAAGGTTGGTTCTGACTTTGGCTTCAACCACCTCCGCACCGCTCTCCAACACTCGTGGCAAGATTTCATCCGTCTTGCTTTCAAGTTTTGAGACCTTCATCAAGAAGTCCTCTGGCATCTTCATTATTGCCTTAGCCATCCGCACTCACCTCAACTTTCTTCGCCAACACTTCAAGGTACATGTCTCGATTTCTGACGTTTTCTACTGAAATGATTTGATACCTGTCATTGTCCGACAAGATAACCATTTCAGTCGTGACAGTGAGGTTCGGAATTACCCTCAGACGAAATAAACAAGTCGCTGAGCTAAAGGTCGCAAGGTTGACCCACTTTTCGGTGGCGTTCTTTTCTTCCTTGTAAGTCCGAACGCTTGCCAGGACCTCATCTTGTTTGGTCACAAAGCCTGCACTGTCTTTCTGGTTAACCGTCTTTACTATCTGAATACGTTGATTCATTTTCCCAAAACTCATAC